GAAACTCGTATATTTTTCATTTAGGTAAGTTAGAAAATCTTGTTGACCCATTGGCCATTCATCTCTTACATGAATAATATTATTTGTTGTTAAAATAACCCAATCAAGACCAGAATCACCGTAAAAATCATATGCGACTTGATCTGCTCTTTCATCACCTTGAACGGAATATTTTGTAAAATTAGTTATATCATTAAATATATCATCACGAAGAACTGCTCTTTTAAATAAGTTTTTAACAACTTGATAATCATAAACAGAAGACCTATCATTAGCTAATGATGGATAACTAAGATTAGGTAGTTGTCTAAAATATGATTTTGATGAACCTTGATATGCCATTTTAGTAACCTACACTGCCTGCTGGAGTTTTTTCTTGATCACTTGCAAATATTGGTCTTAATTCAGCAAAGTTTAAACTCATTCTAACTGCAACTGGTTGAGAATCCTGATATGCAGACCAATATCCATTTGGAGCATAATCAACTGCAATTGTTCGTAATGCGAGACCGCCTGGATTAAATCTATTTACAGTGTCTAGTTGATCCATTGGCCCTTGTCCTCTTTTATATTCTAAAGAAAATACATCTGGAGTTTCAAGAAAAGTAGAATTGTTAAATCTAGGAGCCATTCCAGTTTTAAACCAACGAATAATTCTTCTTATTTCATCACCCTCTTCACGACTTCTTGCAATCATAAGAAAATCAAAATTGAAATCTCTTAAAACTGGCCCTTGAAATAAAAGTTCAGCATTTGGATTTAAAACTCTTCCACTAGCTCTTGCTAAAAATTCATTTGTGGAAATTTGTTGACCAACAGCTGTCGATGCCGCTTGTGTAAAAGTCGCACCTCCTATAGCACCTAGAACGTCTTTAAAACTACTTGTTCTTCCTTTTCCTTTGAGTTCTTTACCAAGTCCTTTTAATCTCTCTTGTTCCTCTTTTGAGACTCCTAACTTTCCCAATTTACTAAAAGATCCAATCGCAGCGAGACCTAGAATATTAATTTTACTCTCTCCCCACTCAGCACCATTTGTATCAACTACTTTTGGCATCGGTAGTATGACACTTCCTAATTGTTCCATTCCTAATACACTATCACCAGCCACGTTTGTTGTTGTGTCAGGTTCATATTTTCCTGTCCCTCTTGAGCCACGCCTAGTGAGTTTTTTGATTTCTTTCCCTTTTGTAGTTTGAACTTTACCAGGCCTACCAGCTGAAACACTTGTTCTTTGGTATTTGTATTTTTTAATTTTTAGATGATCTTGTTGAGGATCAATATCAAGAGGATAAGCAAAAACCGTTGATTGCACTACTTTTCCTTTTTTAGCATTATTATATCCAGTAAAAGGATTTTCAATACCATAATTTTCTTCCCGATTGGTCGCTATATTGTTTGATTGATTGAGAGGTAGATCTATATCCTGATTATTATTCTTTTTTGTATTTTGGTCGTAAACTTTATTTAATTCTTCAACTGATGCTTTTGTTATCTGTCCACTTTCTCCTTTTCCTTTAAACCTGTTGACATTGTAGGCGTTCAAAGCATCCTCAGATGCTGCCACCCTAGCAAATTCGTCACTATTAGGATCGACTGCATTTTCTTTATATTGTCCATTACGTCCTGATGGTTTAGAGATTCCCTCTAAATTTCCAGCGTCATTAAAGATAAAAACGTATTGTTCTCCATCAATAATATATTTTTTACTTTTCTTTGCCATTAGTTTGTGTTGTAAATTCTGCTTCGTGGAACACTAATTCCTCTCATATCAACGAATTTTTCAGTGGGTAGTTGTGCTACATCTGTCCACTCAGACTCTGGAATACGATATGGTTGACCTCTAACACCAGCATAAACGTATTTATGTAGAGTTCGACGAGGAACCGCAACTGAACCCTGAGCAGAGTTATTTAGTAAGCTCATTGCAAGTTCTTCTCTTTGAGTTAATTTGACATAATGAAGGTTGCATCCAAGAAATCCACCTGAGCTCATTTCAATGATATAGGATAGAGGATACATGTCATAATATGGTTGTTTTGTTTGTGCTTGATATGTAAAAAAATATAATTGACCAGCAGCAAATCCACCAGTATCTGCGGCATCATCATCAAAATTCGTTGACCCAAGTTCTTGAATTAATTGATCACGAAAGTAATCTTCATTTACCTGACCTCCAACTCTATCTAGTATGTTTTGAAGAATGCTCATCGGATTCCTAATTCTTTTTCAGTCATGATTTTAAACTCTAATTTACGATCATCACAAAATTCTTTTGCAGCTTTCCACTTTGCTTGATTCTTAACGTATGTGATTGATTCATTTATCAATGTTTTTCTTGATTTCCCTTTAGTTGCCTTTGGTTCTAATGTTTCTCTCATGGGTTTGACTTCAATTACAGATCTACGAATATCACCATTTCTATCTTTATATTTAATAAAAAAATCTGGAAAATATCTACGAACACGATTTGTTGTTGGATCTCGGTAGGGTATGAAGAATTCTTCTGATGCCCATTCAAGAACATTTTCATTTAAGTCGCAGTAATTCATAAATTTTCTCTCCCATAAAGACCTATAAATAATATTAGATTGATCGCCCTTGTACTTTCGGGGGTTAGAAGGCTTATATATTCCTTTATAGCTCATATATAATAATAACAACTTAAATTTATTTATCGTGCCATTTCCAGATAGAAGAAGAATATTTACAAAAAGTATGCGAGATGCTAGGCAGACTGTTGGTCGGCCATCGATAGATACACTTTTTCAAGTTCATTTTGATTTTGGAAGGCACCCTGTATGGTTAGAAAGTTCCGATGAAGTTCGGAACTTTCCCACAACTGAAAAACGAAAAGGAATATTTAGTGGTGGTGAAAGAGTTCAAGGTTCAACTTTTACAGAAAAAATGTCATTATTATGTGCTGAAGCAGAAATACCAGGCACATCTTTTCAAACAAGTCTCGCTGTAGGTCATCATCAAGGTATTCAAGAGGAGTTTCCAAATCTTAGAACTTTTCCTCCACTTAATATAACATTTTATGTTGATTTAGATCATGTCATACTTGAAGTGTTAGAATCATGGATGACATACATTAATCCAATCAGTGCTAGAGATAAAAGAGTTAGTAATGCATATGGAAGATTTAATTATCCAGAGGATTACAAAGAGACAATTCATGTAACAAAATTTGAAAGAGACTTAAACACCATTGATTTCACTACAAGACTGACAAGTTATGAATTTATCAAAGCTTGGCCAACTAATTTAACATCAATGAGAGTTGCCTATGGTGAGTCAAATGTGTTAAGATGTAGTATACAACTTGCATATGATCGATTTTTTGCAGAATTCAACTACAATGATACTCATGGTGCTGTAACTGAGGATGCTTTTAGTATGTTAACTTCTCAAGAACAAGCAAGAAGAAATGGTCTTCTTGCATCGATGTTACCAAAAGAGAATCAAAACACTGATGGTATTAGCAGACCTAAAAATAAAAGAGGTAGCGGAGCAAAAAATAATCGCTAAATAAAACACTGAATCATAAATTATGCCATTACCAACCATTGAAACTCCAACCTATGAGTTGAAGTTACCATCAACAAATAAAAAAATTAAATATCGACCATTTCTTGTTAAGGAAGAAAAGATTTTAATTCTAGCACTAGAGTCAAAAAATCAAAATGAAATCACAAATTCTGTCAAAGATGTATTAAAGAAATGCATTTTAACAAGAGGAATAAAGATTGATGATCTACCAACATTTGATATTGAATATATCTTTTTAAATATTCGTGCTAAATCAATTGGTGAGGATATAAGATTGACTGTGACATGTCCAGATGATAGAAAAACTGAAGTTCCAGTCACAATTTATGTGGATGAGATAGAAGTTGTTAGACCAAAAGATCATACAACTGATATTGTCCTAGATAAAGATTTATCAATCCGTATGAAATATCCTTCATTAAATCAGTTTATTGAGAATAACTTTGAAACAGAAGATGAACCTCAAACAATCGTAGATAAAACTTTTAAATTAGTTGCAGATTGCATTGAAACTGTTTTTACGCAAGATGAGGCATGGGAAGGAAAAGATTACACTTCAGATGAAAGATTAGAATTTATTGAACAATTAAATTCAAAACAATATAAACAAGTTGAGAAATTTTTTGCAACGATGCCTAAATTATCTCACACAATTGAAGTGACAAATCCA